CAGCGGCTGTCGACGTCGCGCGCGTCGCGGCGATCGTGGCGGCCGCCGACAGCTGCGTCGTCCACCCGGTTTGCGCCGCTGCCGCCCGCGTCCCCGCAGCACCGCTGCGGGGAACGAGCAGCGCGGTCCAGCCGGTGGCTGTGATCCCCGCCCGTGTGGCAAGGACACTCCGGGCGAGCGCGAGGGTGGTCGCCCAACCGGTCGCCGTCACCGCCGCGCGGCTCGCCTGCCGATCGGGGTTCGGGGTCAGGGCATAGACCGGCACCCCGAGCGCGCCCGCCGCAAAGGGAACGCTACGGGCGAGGCCCCGCTGATCGACATCGACATTCGCCGACTTCGCGCGACCGAGGATGTACGCCCCCGACGCGGTCGTCAGCGGCGTATAATTGCCGCCGCCACTGGTATCGGGGGTGGCCTGATACGGCTGCTTGTTCGCGGTTCCCGACTTGTCGAGCACGAACGGTCCGGTCGCGATGGTGATGCCGTCGACGTAGAGCGACTGCGACCCGACGCCGTAGAATTCGAAATAATATTCGACGCTGCCCAGGCTGTCGTTCGCGCTTTCAAGGTCGATATTGCCCTCGAAGCCGACACCGTAAGCGGCGGACCACATCCCCAACGCCTGAGGGCGATAGCCGTGCTGCCGCGTCTCGGTCGCGACCCACTGCCAGGTAACGCCGCCGTCGGCGATCGCGCTGCCGGTGCCCGTCGGTCCGCCGGTCGCAGCGGTGTTCCCGGTCGTCGCGGTGCACTGATAGACGTTGGCGGGCGACCCGGCGACGACGATCTGCGCGCCGATGGCATAGGCCTTGTTCCGCGTCGCCGACAGGGCGACGCCGATCCTCAGGGCCTGAACGACGGGGTCGAAATAGGCGTCCTGCTTCGTCGCGTTCTTCAGCGTGACGTTATTGGCATAGCGGTTGACGCGCGCCTGACAGTCTTCCGTGTCGTTGAGCGCGATCGTCGCGAGGGTCAGCGAATTATACCAGGCGTTGACGCGGTCACCGGCGAAAATATTGCCCTCGATGACATTTTCGCTCGACACGACGGTCGTGTTCTCGCCGACGCCGTACCACAAGGGCGCCTGCCCGCCGTAAATCTCGCCGACGTTGTTGACGAAGGCGTGGCGGCTCGCGGCGGGATAGGTTTTGCCGAGAACGAGCCCCGCCGGGAGCGCGCTGAACGCGACATTCTGCATCGTGAAGGCGGGGGCACCGTTCAAAAACCGCAGGTCGTTGCCGATCGCCAGCCGGTCGAGGCCGACCCCGGCGTCGGTGACGTTGGTGCCCGTACTGGTGATGCCCGCCGTCCCGGCAATCGCGCTCGGCAGGCGAGCGCAGGTCACGACGATGGGGGCATTGATCGACCGTTCGACGGTCACGGCGCGGACGAGGACGGGGTTATGCTGGCTGCCGAGTGTCGCCGGCGACAGCCCCGCCTTCCACCATTTGCCATTGGTTGCCCAGACGAGCCCCGGCGACGCCGCCCAACCGTAATAAGCGGCTGTGTCGGTCGGCGTCGCGTTCCGAAACTCGAAATTGTCGCACCAGGCATAAGGCGCAAGGGCGAACTTGCCGTTCGCCGCCTCCATCGCCAGGCTGGTGAAGCGGATGCGGCTGACGTTCTGCCAGCTGGCCACATTGCCGGCGCCGCCGCGCAGGATGCAGTTGGCGCGCGGGTTGGCGTCGGCAGGGTCGCCCTCGATCACCAGCCACGTCGCGTTGGTGTTGACGCCGAACGTGACGGCGGTCGTCGTGGCGGCGGTCGTCACCCCGGCGACGAGGCGGATGCGGCACCCGTCGACCGACTGCGTGATCGCCGCTTGGCCATTGGCGGCGGCGAGCGTTCCCCCCGACCCGGCGTTGGCCGTCGACCACAGCCGCAGGCTTTCGATCGCGAGGTTGATGTTGGCCAGCGGGGTCGCCGCCGCCGCGCTCGCGGTCGTCGACACGTTCGCCGCCGCCGCCGTCGTCGCGCCGCTGGCGCTGACATAGGCAAAGCGCGGGACGATCCAGCTATTGCCGGGGTTATAGGCGACGACGAACGGCACCTGCGCGGCGGTCGCCAGCGCGGCGGTACCAAGGTTGGTTATCGACCTTGTGCCGACGGTGTCCGACTTCTGCGCCGGACCGATCCACGGATAGACTTCATAGTCGCACCGCAGCAGGCCCTTGGTCAGCGCGGTCGCCGTCGTCGGATCGACCGTCACCGCATAGACCCGCAGCGCGAGCGCCGCCGCGCCGTCACCCGTCGTCGCCGGATACAACGGCGAGGTCGACAGCGTCGTCGTCCACACCGTCTTGACCGTCGTGCCATCGGTGACGGTGAACTTGACCCCCGCGACCGGCGCGAGGGCATTCGGGTGGTGGCTGACGACGGCGCACTCAAGCACGAAGCTGCCCGACTGGAGCTGATACGGGACATCGGTTTAGCGCACGATCGGCGCCGGGGCGGCGACGGTTGAGTTGTTGGTGACGGCAATCGTCTGCGCCGTCGCCCCCGTGCGCCAGCCCGTCAGCGCGATCAGGGTCAGCCCGGCGTCGCCGGCATAAACGTGTTGCGACAGGGCGAGGCGAACCGTGATCGTCCCGTCGCCGTTGTCGGTCTCGTCGGGGTTCTTCGCGTCGCGGACCCCGGCGGCGGTGGCGACCACGGCCTTGCGGAGGACCTTTGTCGCGGTGAGCGTCCGCGCGACGGTGGACGAGGCGACCGCCGCGCCGCCCGATGGGACGAAGCCGTTGGTCGTTCCGGTCAGCGTCAACGCCGGGGAGCCCCCGTTCGGGTTGAGCGCATAGGCCGCGAAGTTCGCCGCCCATTGCGCGGGCGTGTCGGGGGCAAGGGCAATGGCCGACCGGGACCCGGTCATGGTGACGCGCAAGACCCAGCCGTTGCTTTCGACCTGTGCGGCGGTAATCGCCATGGGCAGCTCCTTCGCGATGACGCCCAAAGAAAAGCCGCGCGGAGTCACCTCCGCGCGGCTGGATCGGTCCGTGGTTCCGGCCTCGGCTCAGGCGGCGCTGAACTTGAGCAGCTTGATCGCCTCCGAATTGATCACCGTGCCGCCGACGCGGCGGACGGCGTAGAAGGCGACGAACGGCTTGTTGGTGAACGGATCGCGCAGGATGCCCGTCGTGTTGCGCTCGGTGATCAGATAGCCCGCCGTGAAGTTGCCGAACGCGATCGCCAGGCTGCCGGTCGCGACATCGGGCATCGCCTCCGCATCGACGACGGGGTAGCCGAGCAGCGTCGCCGGCTGTTCCGCCGACAGGGCGGGCTGCCAGATGAAGGCCCCGGTGTTGTCCTTCATCTTGCGGACGCGCGCGAGCGTCGACGAGTTCATCACGAACACCGCGCCCTGGCGATACGGCGGGCGCAGCGCATGGACGAGATCGATGATCTTGTCCTGCGGGTTGGTCGCCGGGAAGCCGCCGTCAACGCCCGACGCCAGATACTGGAGCGTCCCGAAGGCGCGCGTCGTGTCGTCGGTCACGGCAACGGGAACCGTCAGGAAGCCCTTGGGCTGACCGATCCCGGTGCCGGTGACGAAGGCGACGCTTTCGGCGCGAGCGAACTCGGTTGCGATTTCGCCCGCCAGCCACGCCTCGACATCGAACATGGCGTCGTCGAGCATCGCCTGGCTCGCCGTCGGGTTGGCGAAAAGCTCCCCCATCGGCGGGACGATCTCGATGAACGTCGGCGTCGCCGTCGTCGGCCGCGCGGCAGTTTCCCCGGCCCAGCCCGACGCGACGCCGCCGACCGCGATCAGCTTGCGGTAATTGGCCGAGCCAATCTGAACGATCGACGCAATCGAGCGGATCGGCGAGATGTTCTTGAGCGTTTCATCGATCACGGTGTCGATTTCGTTCGGCACGGTGACACCGCCATCACCCGGCGAGCCGATGCTGAACGACTTCAGCTCGGGCGCGCCGGTGTCGAGACCCTTCCGCAAATAACGGTCGGTGAAGGCGGCGCGCTCGGGCGACACGGCCTTGGTCCCGCTCAGCGCCGGGCGCTGGAGGCGCAGCGTCAGCCGGTCGAGATCGGACCGCAGCGTCGCGAGGTCGGCATCGGGCAACACCGCCGGGGCGGCGACGGCGGCGGTAAAGTTCGCCTCGAGCGGGTCGGCTTTGGTTTCATAGATCGGCATCATACTGGGGTCTCCTCGGGTGAAACGGCGACGACGCGCGCGAGGCGCTGCATCGGAAAGGTGACGAGGCTGACCTCGATCAGCTCGAGATCGGTCAGGTGGCGGGTGCCCCCGTGCGCCGGCCGGCCGGGGACGCTGGCGCGGACGCGGTAACCGAACGACAGCCCGGTCAGCGCCTTGCTCCGCAACAGCACGGCGGCATCGCGCCCGGTGCGGGTGTCGGCGAGGCTGGCGATGACGCGCAGCCCGCGCTGATCCTCGACCAGATGGTCGACCGTGCCGATCGGGTGGGCGGCGTCGTGCTGCCACAGCAGCGGTACGGGGTGCGTCGGCGGACGCGCGAACGCGCCCGGGCGAACGACATCGCCACCGGAATCCGGCACGTCGAACACCGACGCATAACCGGCGAAGCGGGTAGGCATGGCAGCTCTCCTTGTTGCAGCGGCACGGGCCGAGGGACTGAACTCAGCGGTGGATCAGGTCGGTCATGCCCAGCCGCGCCGCGATGGCGACGAGCAACGCGGCGACGGCGGCGCGGATGGCCCAGGTGACGACCGCCGCCAGCGCCGATCGTTTCGCATCGCGCCAGCCCTGGATCAGTTCGCGCAGCTCGACGATGTCGGCCCCGGCGCGCTCGTCGTGGAGGCCGATGCTGGCGAGCGCCCGCGCGGCCCCGGCCTCGGTCGCCTCCTCGATCAGCGCGCGGAGCGTAATCAGGTCGGCCCCCTGCCCTTCGGCCTGCGACAATAATGCGGCGAGCATGGTCATGGCGTTCCTCCCAATCCATCGAGGCCAAGCAAATGGCGTTTTTCGTCGTCGGTCAGGAAAGCGGCGCCCGCGACCTGCCCCCACAGCCGCTCGCGGTCGGCGCTGAGCGCGGGAATCGCGTCGCGGTCGACCGCGAGGTTGAGATCGGGCCACCAGTCGTGGAGGAAGGTCGCGAGGCTGCCGTAGACGCGGCTTGTCAGCGGCAACAATGTCAGCCGCCACAGCGCGACGTTCGCCTCGCGGTAATTGGCAAAGGCATTGTCGCCCGACAGGCCGAGCAACATCGGCGGCACCCCGAAGGCCAGCGCGATCTCGCGGCTCGCGGTGTCGCGCGTGCGCCCGAAATCCATCTCGGCGGGCGTCAGCGACAAGGGTTGCCACTTCATGCCGCCATCGAGGAGCATCGGTCGCCCGGCATTGGCCGCACCGGCGAACCCCGCGACCATCTCCGCCTTCAGCCGGTCGAACTGGTCGGCCGACAGGGCCGAGCCGTCGCCGGGATCATAGACGAGCGCCCCGGACGGCCGCGCGGCGTTGTCGAGCAGGTTCTGGTTCCACTGGCTCGCCGCATTATGCGTTTCGACCGCCGCGTTCGCCGCGCCGATGCACCCGAGCCCATAATGATCGTCGAGCGGGTGAAAGCTGCGGATGTGCAGCAAGCCCGGCCGCTCCCCCACCGTCACCGCCGGAAACCGCTGGAGCGTCGTCCCGGCCCGGTACAGATAGCCGACCGGCCACCCGGTGGTGTCGGCCTCGACCGTCACTCGTTCGGGACGGAGCGAATAAAGCGCGACCGGCAGCCCGCTCGCGCCCAGCCCGACCTCGATATAGGCATTGCCGTGCAGGATCAGGTTGGCGGCAACGGTTTCGATCAGCGACGGCCCCGGCTCGCCCCCGCCGAGCAGCCGGAGGACGGGATGGTCGGGCGGATTGCTCCGCACGGGTGCCCCGGCAGCGCCTTCGGCGATGATCCGCACCGCGCGCTGGGCAATCGGGTTGCGGAGATAGGCATCGCGGACGAGCGCCTCATAGCTTCGCATCGGCCCGGTGTTGGCGTTCCAGTTCGCCCGGATCAGGTCGGGGAACAGCGGCGGACGCACCATCGGGGCCGTCTGCGACGGCCGCGACTTGCGCCCGAAGGTGGGGAATCTCATGCGCTTCTCCTTGATAATCTTCTCCGCTCTGCGGGGAGGAACTAGAGGCTGCGGACCCCCGGCTCGGCGCGCACCGGGCCGAGCATCAGCTCGGTCAGCGCCCAGACCAGCGCGTCGGCACGGTCGGGCGAGCGGCCCGGCCCGGCGTAGGTCCCGCCGATCAGCAGTCCGCACATCTGATCCTCGAGATCGACGAACATCCCGACGTGGGCGACCCTGCCCTGTTCATACAGCGCGGCGACCGGCTCGGCCCGGGCGACCTTGCCGACGACCGCATGGACCTTCCTGACGGGCGAATGGGGGTCGACCGAGCGCAGGATCGACACGACGAGCGCGCCGCCGACGTTGCCCTCGGCGACGATGCGGTCGGCGGCAAACTCGCTCGCCACTGTCGCCACGACCCGCGCCCAACCATTGGGCGACAGCCCGCGAACGGTACGGTCGGCGAGGACGTAGCCGCGCCCGTCGGGGCCGAGGCGGACGACGACGATGCCGCACGCATCCGCTTTGCCGCCCTCGCCGCCCGGCGGGTCGACGCCGATCACGGTGCGCCCGGCCGCCGGGGCGGCAGCGACGCGACAACGGTCGAGCAGGTCGCGGGTCCACAGCGCCCCGTCGAGATCGACGACGAATTCGCCCCCGAGCTCCTGCCGCCCGAGCCGCGTCCCGCCATAGTCGCGCATGAGCCCGGCGATATAGGCGGGCGGCAGGTTGACCCGGTTGTCGATCGTCCGCCCGCGGGTAACGGCAACGCCGTCGCGCGCCGCAAGCGCCTGCAGCCACGCCAGCGGGCGTGGCGTCGTCGTCAGCACGCGGCGCGGGCGTTTGCCGCGCCGCAGCGCCATGTCGAGGTTGGCGAGCGCCGCTTCGGGCGCGTCCCATTTGGCGATCTCGTCGCCCCATGCAAAGTCGAACGATGGCCCGCGCAGCGAATCGGGTTCCGTCGCGCCGAACCACGTCGCGATCGCGCCGTTCGTCCAGCGGAGCTGGCGCTTGGTCACGTCGACGAGCGGCGGAACGCGGGCAACCGCAAGGACGCCCGCGTCGCCGTCGACCATGATGCTGCGCGCATCGTGAAGCGTCGCGCCGATCAGCGCGAGCCGTGCCCCCGCTACCGACCGCGCCTGCGCGTCGATCCACGCCGCCCCGGCAAAGGTCTTGCCGAAGCCACGCCCCGCCAGGATCAGCCACGTCGTCCAGTCACCGTCGGGCGGCACCTGTCCTGCGTGCGAGCGGATATCGGCGGCAACGAATAGCTTGTGGAGTTGCTCCTCCGGTAGGTTCCGAATGGCGGCGTTGCGTGCCTTGGCCGTGAGCGAA